ATACGCATCCGCCATGCGTCGGAGGCGGGCGAGTTCGGCAAGCAGGCGCGCCTTGTCGTCGTAGTTGTCGAACTGCGCCCAATCTTCTAGGTACGCTTCAATGGAAAAATCTTCGTAGCTCACAGCGCCCATCCTAACCCCATACGCTTCGCGCGCTCCGGGTCGGTGCGGAGGATGCGGGCGACGAAACAGTCGTCGTCGTGCTTCATGGTGTTCGCGTTTAGGCCGCACTGCCAACACACCTTGTTGCTGTACCGTTCATCTGTGGACGCCCATTCAACCCACTCCCACGCAATCTTTGACGCCTCGCGCAACAGCTCCAGCTCTTCGCGGGCTTCGGCTTCCTTCTCATAACAATCCTCGCAGCACTCAGCCGCATTCAGGGTGTCATCAAGCGCGCTCATCACTTACGTTCCTTCTTTTCTTTTCGCGACACGGCTAGCTGATACTTTCGCATCGTAGAATCGAGCGACGGCCTATGCCTATCTCGCAACCATGCGCGGAATTCGGTCGCCTGCTGCGCAGTTAAAAACGTCTCAGCTTCGCCCTCTTCATCAATAACGATGTATACTGCCAGCGGGTGTTTGATTCTCATCCCTCACGCTCCTTCGCGTCGGCCTCGATGGCCCTATCGATGGCACGGCGCAACTCGTATCCCTCATGCCATCGTGGCGAATTGTCGTCGCACACGTCGAGACATACGGCCTGATACGCCTTCACCGCATCGACGATTGCGGGGCTAAGCTGGCTCGCGCGGAGAGTGGCGAGCTCTTTCCGGGCCTCTTCAAAGTTGGCCGGTACGATGGTGCCGCAACCATGGCACTCTCTAGAAATCAACTTGTTACCGGCTTCCTCGCACTCTTCGCAATTTAAGATGTCATCTAACACGCCCATCACTTCGCCTTCTTTCGTGTGACGATGTGGACGATGCAAGCCGATAGGCCAGAACATCGCTGATACTTCGCATGTCCGCGCGCATCGTCGTGCGACACAAACGTGAGAGGCGACAGATGCGGCGAGCGCACCTCCCACCGCTCCGAGACAATCGGGCCGCGCGGGACGTATTCGCCGAGGTACTCTCCAAGGCATAGACGCATGCTCGGATGCGCGTACGGCTCGCTGGTGTGCTGGTCAACCCACAGCGGATTCGGCCCTTCGCCACGATACACATGCACGACCTTCGGCTTTGCGGGCGCGGTCACGGCGACCCATCTCCCCACCCAGACCCGCCGTCGCCGTCGCCGTTGCCGTCGCCGTCGCCGTAGCCGTTGCCGGAGCCGTAGCCGGAGCCGTAGCCGTTGCCGGAGCCGTAGCCGTAGCCGGAGCCGTAGCCGTCGCCGTAGCCGCCGCCGTAGCCGCCGCCGTCGCCGTAGCCGCCGCCGTAGCCGTAGCCGTAGCCGTAGCCGTAGCCGTAGCCGGAGCCGGAGCCGATTTTTGCGCTCGACAGACTCACTTGAATGCCGCCGGGTTAGCGTCAATCGTATGTCGCAGCGCGGATTTTTCGACCACCACGTCACCGCACGCATCGACCTTCGATCCGTCCTTAAATCCGTTTTGCAGCGAAGGACCAAGTCCGTTGCCCGACCAGTAACGGATGTTCTTCGCGTCGCGAATGTAGAGCCGCGCTTTCGTTCGCTTGACCCACCCGACGTAGATAAAGCGGTCCGATAGAATCACGCACTGGAACTTCTCGCCCGTGCGCTTTTCGTTTTCCAGCTTCTCACATTTCGCCGCTGCTGCCTTCAACTGCTCAACCGTCATTTTCTCGATGTCCATTTTCATTTCTCCTTTTTGGTTTTCCAAACCGTCACGCGCATCAGAATGCAACTGCTCAACGCGCACCATTTCGCCATGTACAAATCTTTGTACTCTTCGCGAATCTCGAAGTTTCTTCGATACCGCGAACGCCAAAACACGCGGACCTTTTCGCGGGTCATTCGGCAAGCTCCCAGTCGTTCGCCATGATGTGGCAAAAGTCTGGGCGAAAATCCGACTTCGTTTCGTTTACAAAGTACGGTGTATTTTCTCGAACGTATACGTACGCAGCGCTTACCCATCGCGCCATGCGAACCCGCTTCCCCTCTTTCATCCGCGCCAGTGCCCACGAGAACGAGTGGCCGCGCATCTTCGGTTCGGTGCGCTTGGACGTGCAGAAGACGGGGACGACGCTTCCGCCGTACTTCTTTGCAATTTTGGCAGCGTCATCTTCCGTCACGAACCGATGCCGCATCGTGAGTTGGTAGTCCCATACGTGTCCGTCGGCATCGAACGTGAACCATTCGGGCACGTCGTCGAGTCCGATGCGCTTCAGGACGTAGAAATCAGGCTTTCGGTCGGTCATGTCTCAACCCCTCCCTCATACAGCGCCACACCAAACCGCTTAGCCACCGGCCGGAACAGGTTCGGGCGCACACGGGACGCGATCAGCGCCCCATCTTCCGTACGCTCCACACGAGCCCCGGCGCCCACCTCACGCGAGCGAGCCAACGCCGTTTCGATGTTGGTCACACTGGCCACGAATTCGTCACGATTCATCACAATAAACATCAGAACGCCCCTTTCACGCCGGCACGCTCCAACAAAAACACCATGTCACGGTGCGCGCATCGCTTGGCCGCCGCCATGGTGTGGGCGTAGCCGCGCAGAAAAGACATCTCTCCAGCTGGCCCCTCCGCCACATTGAAGGCCCACCTGTCGTGAAACAACCTAGCTAGAGACGCTGTAACTGGACGCCCGCCGGCCTCCGCGATCATCGCGTACTTACCTCGCTCTGCCTTATAAAACTTGGCCGGCCACCGAATCGCCTTTTTCACTTGCCCCGCTCCTTCCTTAGAATCTTCACCAACCGAATCGCCAGATAGACGCATAGGTCCAACGTCTCCTCTAGCGCCTCCTTCGTCCACTCGCGCTCATCTCTCGCAATGTCGAGCTTGCCGTATTGCTTTTGGCCTAGCTCTACGCGCTCCCGAATAACGCGAAGCACATCCTCTTCGTCCCCTCCAGGCTCAAGCATCGCGGTACCACCATTCTTGCCTGATAGACGGGTGACGCTTCTCAATCATCGCCTTGTGTTTATCGTTCGGCCTGTTCTTGCCGTTGGCCCAGTCGTACACCACGGCACGGGATACCCCGAGTGACATGGCGTATTCAGAGATAACGACATCCTGAATAGCCTTTCTGAGTGCTTCGCTTGCTTTGGATTTCATAGAGACAGGTCCGAATCAAGTATGCGGAACGGGACCTCGACACCATCCCAAGTGGTGTGTGGTCGCGCCCCCTGACGGCACTCGACGGATCCTCCGTAGAACCCGTTGGACTCGTTCCGGAACACGAAGTCCACAAACCCTTTCGTTGTTGTTACTTGAATGCCGTACGCCTGAATGTGTACGTCGTCACTCCTGAGCACATCAGGGAGCTCAATCTCCTTTAGGCCTGTGACGGTTTCCCCTATGAGGTTCGATACGCCATCAATGTCATTGAACCAGGACGTGGAGCAGCAGTCTCCCTCACACACCCACTCTACCGGCTCGGAACCGTCAAATATAAACCTAGCGACCACGTTGTCTGCTGACAGCTCAAGGCGCAGAACCTTTTTGCCAACAATCGATTTCTGCAAGTTCATGCCAGTATACCTAGCGCGCACCCGTTAGACTGTCAACCACAAATCGACATGTCGATTTAGGATTGACATGTGGCTAACCTTGGGTAGAGTTGTGACCAAGGAGGCAGCATGAAAACACTTTGGGAAATGAAAGCCGGTGACGATGTGCGGGAACTGAACCTGCACTGCAAGGAATTGGGCGTGGGGCATCTGTTCGTGCACCACGGGGAAGTGAAGGAGGTTCTGGCGGCGGTCCTTCGGATTGGCGAGCACCTGCAAACGGTGGCTCAGTTCTGCGATTCGCAAAAGCTCCGCGGCTCGGAAGCGGATGCGCTGGAGGCACACGCTTGCGCCATCCGGGCCTCTGAGTCGCTGTTGGAGTACGCCGAATACGAGGACAACTATCGGTCACCTGGCAACGAGGATTGGATGCGGGAGGAGGCACGATGAGCAACGAGTCAATCGAGGAGTGTTTGCGTGTTTGCAGAAATATTTGGCCAGAGTGGGGAGGTACGCATCCCGAAACATACGATGAGCTAATGGCGGAGCTGGCGGCGTTGCGGGCAAACCAGCTAGACCCGAAGATCGTGGAGGCGGTGAGGGCGTACCAGCGCGTTTGGCTTGAGCTGGACGCCATAGCGCCCGGGATTGAGCTCAGGTTTAGCCCGGATCTGCAAGCGCTGCAGGTGCTTATGGAAGCAGACGCAAAGGCCGGGGGTGCACGATGAACGCCTACATCCTTGTCAGGTACGCGAACAGGCCCACGTACGACGTGATCAACCGCATGATCGTGAAGGCCGAAAGCGAATCCTTGGCCCGCCTTAGTGCCAGCATGCGCGCGATGGACGAAGGGCGCGACACGTGGCTAGACCCGGAGAAGTCGAGCGTCGTGCTTTTTTCTGACTATCTCGACCGATGCCAGGCTGGCGTGATTTTTGAGGAAGGGCGTGACGGATGAGCGCCCCTTCCATTCACCTGGCCAAGTTTACGAAGGCGATCGCCAACATCGTAAAAACAACGGCCGAAAGCCTGGAACGAGGGGATATCACGTTCGATCAGGCGTGCGACGATCTAGCCTGTTACGTCCATTCCCTGGCCACCGCATCCAACCTGGGTGGGAGCACCGTCCTACACGTCATTGAGCGGGCCAGAAACACGACGCCCCAGCCAGTGACCAAACCAGCCGGGGCGCCAATGTGCCCGGAGCATACGAGCGAGGAGAGAGCAAAGTGAGAACTACAGCAGCAAAGCAGGCCACGCAAGAGGCCAAGCGATACCCCACCCTCTTGCGTCACCTTGACGCTAGGCCGCTCCCAAGGGTGGTGGAGCAGTACCTAGACGCCCGGGACGTACTGAGCGGTTTACGGGCCATTGCGAAAGGCTATCGTGTGCCCTTAGAGGCCCTATTCCGGCCCACCCGAAACGCCGTCCACTGCAAGGCTAGGCGGGCCATGTGGCGATGGCTGAGAGAGGAGCAGGGATGGTCCTACCCGTTGATCGCTGAGGTGTTCGGGGCGGACCACTCATCGGTTTACAAGGGAGTGCAGAAGGCCAACTACGAACAGGTGGAGCGATGAGCGATACACGCACGTGTGCCATTTGCAGGAGCACCGACAAATCTATCAGCTTATGGTCTAGCCCGGTCGTGTGCAGCGTTTGCGCCATGTTCCTTCCGGCCCGGGCGGCCAAGGAAACGCGCGCGTACGAGGCGGCCAACGGTACAGGACAAAGCTCTCACCAAAATCCACCAACACCACCGGATGCCCCTGCAGGCCATCCTGCAACCAGCTCAACAGCGCAGACCCTAGTTCGCATCGCGGATGCTCTGGAAGGTCTTCTCAAACTTGGCCACCTTTGGCGAGCGGGGGGGGCCGCTTGCGGGGGGCGGGAGGGCGAAGCCCGTAAGCCCCTCGGAGCTTGCTCCGACCTCTCGGCTTGTCCCGAGATCTATCAGGCGGGCGCGCGATGTGTAGTAATATCAAGCACTTGCGAGAAGGTGTCAAGAGAAATCGACCGTCATGACCAAATTATGACAATCGAGGCCACCCCCAAGAAACAGGCCAAGAAAAAGGCGGCCGTTCCACGCGTTGCCTGTCGGTTTCCTGACATCGACGCTCCACCGGAGGAGCTTCTTTCGTTCTTGGCAAAATGGGAGATCGACCAGAAGGATCCGGACTACAAGCGGTTCAGCCTGTTCTACCAAGCGAACGGGCGGACCATGAAGAACTGGAAGGCCGCGTGGCGCAGCTGGCGCGAGAAGGAGCTTCAGTTCCAGCGCACCAACACCAGGCCGAATCAGCCTGTTTCGCAGTCTATGGAGTACAAACTAGCCTGGATGAAGGACAAAAAATGACCTCCCCCAAGTCACTAGAACAGATCGCCGAAGAGGCCCGCCGAGCATGGGCCTTTACCTCTTCGCCAAAAGCAGAAGAGCCAACGAGGGAAGCGCCCGAGAGGCGCGAACACGGATGCCCCGAGGTGTTCCGTGGGGCCTCGCCAGACGTGGCCGAGTGGCGGGCCAGGGTCAGCGTCACCTTTGGCATAAAGGACGCGCTGAAGATCATCCGAGAGGAGAAAGAGAACCTTTTCCTTTATGGTCATCCGGGGGCAGGCAAGAGCACGCTGGCGGCCATGGCGTTCCAGGAGAAGGAAAAGGAGATGGGTAGCCGGGCCAAGTGGACAAGTCAGTACGACATCGAAGCGGCGGCGAGGTGGGGCAACCTGAAGGATGGGTTCCCGAGTGAGCTGAGCGTCTTCTTTCGTTGCCCGCTGCTGGTGATCGATGGGCTGCTGAGCAACCCTTACGGGAACACGGTGGCTCATATTCTCAACAAGCGGTACGACAACGGGCGCTTGGCCACGTGGGTGACGTCCGAATTTGCGATAGAAGAGCTTGCCCCGAAGTATGATGGGGGCGTCCTGCGAAGGATGTACCGTGACGCCACGGTGATTCGACTTGGAGAGGTGACGACATGAAAACGTGCGAGACGTGCGTCTATGCAAAGGCGCAAACGAGGACTGGATTTCACAAGCGGCTATCGTGTTCGGTCGTATCCCATAGCTCCTATACGGACGGCGACGATTGCCCCGATTGCATCAAGTCGGCGGCAGCCGTCATAGATTCGCCAGACTGGAACGTCGCAGGCGTAAACGACGAAGATGCGCGCGAGCCGCTGTTGCTTGTTCTTCCTACGTTTGGCTGTGTACTGCACGAGGAAAAGGCGACCGAATGAGTGGCGATGATCTTTGGTGGACAATACGGTGGTCGTGTGTCGTTTGCCTTGTTGTTGGTGCAGTCTCTTGGATCATTGCGTCTCACTGGGAGGCGGTTCGCGACAAGACGCCGTGCGGTGAATTCAAGACCGTAGGCGATCTTCCTGTTCGGTGCTTGCCTTGGGATGTGAGATGAGGATCGGCTCTCTCTTTAGTGGCATTGGGGGCCTAGAGCTTGGCCTAGAGATGGCCGGGGTAGGTCATACGGTGTGGCAAGTTGAGCTCGACGGGTTCTGTCGGCGCGTGTTATCCAGGCATTGGCCAGAAGCGGAGAGGTTTGACGATGTTCGATTTGTGGGGAGATCGGAGCTCCGGGACGTTGATGTTATTTGCGGAGGATTCCCCTGTCAGGACGTCTCAAGCGCAGGGAAACGGGCTGGCATGTCTGGGGCGAAGTCCGGGCTCTGGTTTGAGTACCTGCGAATCGTCGAAGAGCTCCGGCCCAGGTTCGTCGTCGTCGAGAACGTCGCGAGCGGAAAACGAGCTTGGTTGCCCACGGTGCGGCGAGGGCTGCACCTGCTTGGTTACCGTTCGACCGCCGTCGCGCTTTCTGCCTACGACGTCGGGGCGCCACATCTCAGGCGAAGGATCTTCGTTATTGCCTACGCCAACGGCGACGCCGTACGGATCCAACCGGGGAGGAGCGGGCGGAAGGACGGGCAAAGAGCGCATGTCCCTTTCTACGATGGCAAAGAAGAACCTTTGGCCTACGCCGCGAGCGAGCGCAAACGAGAACAGGCAAACGAAGCCGAGCCCGTCGCAGCTTGCAGGAACGCACGGCCGGAGCCTCGCGGCGGAAGTTGGTGGGAAACTGAACCCGAAGTGGGTCGCGTGGCTGATGGGGTTCCCGATCGAATGGCTCGACTGAAGGCGTTAGGTAACGCAGTCGTCCCCCAATGTGCCAAAGTGATCGGCCGGGTGCTTTTGGAGGTAGCGTGAGCGAAACCGACATCAAGAAAGCCATCACCGACGCGCTAGAGGCTGCCGGATACATCGTGACGCGCACGGCTGCCGGTGGGTATAGGGGTAGGACGAAGGGGTGTAAGACAGGCACGCCCGACCTTCATGTCATTGGGAGCGGGGGGCGCTCCTGTTGGCTGGAGGTGAAGGCCACGCCGAAGGATAAGGCCACGAAAGAACAGGAAAAGTTTATGGTGGATGCGAGGCTGAAGGGAGCGTATGCGGCGGTAGTTAGAACGCCAGTCGAGGCGCTTGACGCAATGCGTGATGCGGACGTGTGCTTCGAGTGCAAACCGGGATGGATTTACGATGGAGCGGATAGGGAATGATCTCCAAACCTACATGCCTTGAATGTGGCGAGCTGTTCGGGATGCCTCGCCGCCAGGCCTTGTAAACGGCCACTGTTGGTGGTAGGTCATTTGTGACCCACCCTGTCACTCACATGGGCGGTCACGGTCAAATGGGCAATTCAGCGAAGCGAGACGCGAAAAAGGTAGACATCAACGAGCGCAGAAAGATCGCGCTTGAGGCCCGCATTTCGGGTCTTTCCTACCAGGCTATCGCCGATAAGCTGGGGTACTCGGACAAGACACTTGTGCGCCGAGACGTGGTGAACGGTATCAAGGAGATTGTGCGTGAGCCTGCCGAAGAGGTGCTTCGTATTGAGCTCGCTCGCCTCGATGAGATGCACGCAGGGTGCTGGGAGGCCGCCAAGTCTGGCGACGTTCAGGCCCTCGACCGAGCTCTCAAGATTCAAGACAGGCGAGCTAAGTACCTCGGCCTCGATGCGCCCACCAAGACGCAAGACGTAACCATCTCCGCGCTTAGCCCCGAAGAGAAGCGGGCGCGCTGGAAGGAGCTTACGGGGCACGATTGGGTGCCTGCCCCGCTAGCAAAGGTGGACGAGTGACGCTGCCCGTTGAGATCCAGATTAGGGACGCGAAGCCGAGCGACCACGCGCTCATCCTGCACTCGTGGCTAAAGACCGGGGTGGACTCGCAGTATGCCCGGGCCATCGGCACACGCGTCTGGTACGCCATGCACGAGCGGCTTATCCGTGAGGTGGTCATTCCTCGCGCCACGCTGCGCGTAGCGTGCCTTCCTGAAGACCCCGATGTGATACTGGCGTGGTGCTGCTACAAAGGACCTGCGCTTCATTACGTGTACTGTAAGGGACGTTGGCAAAAGCTCGGCATTGTGCGGGAGTTGCTAGCGCAGTGTGGGCCATTCGTGGTAGCTACTCACAAAGCGGACGCGTCGCAGCGCTACCCGTTCAACCTTTACCCGTTGTTTTTGGGGCAATCATGGCAGCAGCTACCCGAGTCGTTAGCAAGTACAAGGTCACCGACCCGCGCCCCAGTGCAGGCGTAACAAAGACGATCAGCGGCGCTCAGACCGTCGCGAACGGCTCGCACACCAAAAAAGATGACACATTTGTGGCCTCTTCGGAGCTCACGATTGACATCACTGGCGATGTGGTGACGTTGACCGGAGTCGGCACGGGTGCGGCGACGTTGCCCACGAAATTCCCTCGAGAAAACCTTGTGGAGTACTACCTCACGTGATCATCCATTCCGTAGCGTTCATTCATCCCGTTTCGGTGCCGATGGTGTCCGGTTCGGTCAATACCGTTCCGTTTGCCCAGGCCAGCGATTCGCTTGAGATTGAGGTCCACGAGGGTGGCATCCTTATGGTTGCTGGCCTCCGTGTCGAGTGGCAGCCCATGAGCAACGTCAAGAGTGTTCGGCTCGTGAGCGACCCGCGCACCAAGGCAACTCCGAAGGCGGCAAAGGGTAAGGCCGAGGCTATCGCGTGACGTACGACGCCGCGCTATGGGTTCTATTCCTAGGCGCGCTGATGTGGGTTCTGCGTGACCATCTGTGAAGCCGACGATCGCGTTCTCAGGGAGTTAGCCGAGCTACGCGAGTTGATGATTCTCGACGATACGCCCGTCGAGATGAGATGGCTCAGGTACGCAGGGACGGCGCTAGAACCGCAGCGGCCTAGCCCAAGGCAAGCGACCTTCCTTGACTCTCCGGAGCTGGAAGTCTGTTACGGCGGCGCAGCAGGCGGCGGTAAGAGTACGGCGCTCCTCATGGGGGCGCTTCAGTACGTACACGTTCCAGGCTATGCGGCGCTCATCATCCGGCGAACGCTCAAAGACTTGGTGCGGCCTGGCGCCATCCTGGACAGGGCCCATGCCTGGTGGGACCGGTTCACGGTCAAGGGCGGGTATACGGGCCACGATCCACTGCACTGGGACGAGGACAAAAAGACGTGGACCTTCCCGTGCCCGGGCGGGGGGCGCGCGTCGATTACGTTCGGCTATCTCGACAACGAGAAGGACAAGCTGAACTACCAGGGCGCTGAGATTCAGTACCTCGCGATTGACGAGCTCACGCAGATGCCAGACCGCTGGTATCTGTACCTAATAAGCCGCCTGCGACGCCTACAGGGGTCCAGTGTGCCGATTCGAGCGCGCTCGGGTACCAACCCGGGCGGCATCGGCCATGAGTGGGTTTATGAGCGGTTCGTGAACGAAGAGACGCGGGCCGAAGATTGCGCGTTCGTGCCTGCGCTGCTTGAGGACAACCCGCACCTTGACCAAGTGGCCTACCGCAAGTCGCTCAGCAAGCTAGACGATACGACCCGCAACCAGCTGGAAAAAGGCATCTGGGTACGCGATGCGGGCGGCCTGGTGTACCCGTTTGATGCGGCCATGGACGTGATTCCGAAGGCGCCGCACGGACTGAGCCACTACATCCTGGGCCAAGATTACGGCTACAACGATGATTGCTCGTTCGTGGTGTTGGCGTCGCGCCCGAATGACCCGAACACCTACATCGTTGAGGCGTACAAGATGGAAAACGCTATCCCGTCTGTGGCCGCAGAGGAGACGCGGCGATTGGAGCGGCTCTATCACTTCGTCTCGCTGGTGGGTGACCTCGGGGGGCTAGGCAAGGGGTACGCGGAGGAGGCGCGGAGACGCTTCCAGCTCCCGATTGAACCGGCCGACAAGAACAACAAGCGCGGCTACCAGCTCCTGATGGCCGATGAGATGAAACGTCACCGGATCAAGGTGGTGGGGCCGACGTGTCAGGACCTTTTGAAGGAGTGGCGGAAGCTGCCGTGGGACGAAAAGCACGAAAAAGAGTGCGAAGGGTTCTCCAATCACTGCGCTGATGGTGCTCTGTATGGGTGGCGAAAGCAGACGGCGTTCTACAATCGGGAGGCGCCTCCCCCCAAAACGACTGCGCAACGTTTGCAGGATGAGGAAAAAGAGATCATCCGCAAATTGGAAGAGTCGGTAAAAAACGAGGACGAAGACCCGTTCAATCTGCTATGAAGTTTTTGCGCATGACAGAAAACGTCACACCCGATTCGGTCACACCTTCCTCCCTTGCCAGCCTCCGGGACGCCGTTTCTGTCATGCGTGAATTGGGCGTTGTTCAGTGGGGCAGCATTGTTCTTGGCCCGGTTCCCGTTGTGGCGCGCGCGCACGTGGATGCGCCCAAGACGCCCGAGGAAATCGAACAGTCCGAACGCGCGGAGTACTTCAAGACGTTGCTTCATTCGTCCGGTGGCGATCCGACCCCCTTCCTAAAGGACCACTAAGATGGCGCTAAACGCGGTTCAACAGGTTGCGCAGTGGTGGACCAAGCCCGAAAACGAAGCGGGCGACGACATGATTTCGACGGTGAAAACCATACGAATCAACCAGTACTACCGCAAGTATGAGGACCTACTCTACGCGAGCCTTTACGGCGGACTCACGCTCAACGGGTTCGGCCTGTCCGCGAACAACGCTTCGCGCCTGAACACGCGTGGGCGATTGAGCCTGAACGTAGTGCGGAACATGGTGGGGGCGGTCACGTCCAAGATTGCGGCGAAGTCGCGTCCGCGCCCTCGCTACCTCACGCAGGGCGGGAACTATGACCTCAAACAGAAGGCCATGAAGCTGGAAAAGCTCGTGGCTGGTGCGTTCTACGTGGGCGGCTACTACAAGGAACGCGTAGGATCGTTCCGTAACGCTGCCGTGTTCGGCACGGGGCCGACCAAGATTTACGCGGACTTCGATACGCATCAGGTGGCCTACGAGCGGACTATGCCGTGGGAGCTCGTGGTCGATGACGGGGAGAGTGTGTACGGCAAGCCCCGGACGCTCTATCAGCGCAAGTATTACGACCGCAGCGTCCTCAAGGCTATCTACGCCAAAGACGACGAGGAGATGGCGAAGGCGCTCGACACGTGTGCCGTGGACACCACGGACATGGAGTATGCGTACATCTCGACGGCAGATCAGGTTCTTGTGACCGAAGCGTGGCACCTACCGAGCGGCAAGGGTGCCGATGACGGGCGTCACGTGATTGCCGTGGCTGGCGTCACCCTGTTCGATGAGAAGTGGGATGATGATGAGTTCCCGTTCACGTTCATGCGCTGGGACAACCCGCTAGAGGGATTCTTTGGCACGGGACTGGCCGAGGAACTGTGTGGCATTCAGGCCGAAATCAACAAGATTCTGCGCCAGATTCAGCGCGGCATGCACCTGATTGCGGGGCATTGGTTGGTGGAGAAGGGCGCCGATGTTTCGACGCAGCTCATCAACAACGACCTTGCGGCCATCGTGAAGTATACGGGCACGCCGCCCCAATACCAGACGCCGAGCATCATCAGTCCCGAGATTTATCAGCACCTTTGGCAGCTCTACGCCAAGGCGTTTGAGATTGCGGGCATCTCGCAACTCAACGCAAGCGGACAGAAGCCTGCGGGACTCGACGCGGCGGTGGCGTTGCGCGAGTACCAGGATATTCAGACGGAACGCTTCCTAGACGTAGGCACGCGCGATGAGGATTGCGTGTTGGATGCCGCGCGCTTGACCGTGAAGGCGATCAAGAAGCTCACCGCAAGCGGTGGCGGTTACAAGGTCATGAGCCCCGGCAAGAACGCCATGGAGGTGATCGATTACGCCGACATCGACATTGAGGACGATGCGTACATCGTGCAGGTGTACCCCACGAGCTCCATCCCGTCCTCGTTCGCCGGAAAAGTGCAATGGGTAGAAACCATGCGCGACCTTGGGCAAGTGCCGCCCGAAGATATCATGGGCATGCTGGACTTCCCCGATACGGAAGCCTACGCAAAGCGCGTGGGTGCCGCGCGTTCGCTCATCGAGCGGAACATTGCGCACATTCTGACCAAGGGCGAAGTCGTGACGCCCGAACCGTACGACAATCACCCGCTTGCTATGCGCCTATGCAACGAGGCGTATCACGAAGCGCGGCTAGACGACGTAGACGAAGAGCGGCTGCAACTCTTGCGCGACTACATGGCGGCCACGGATGCGCTCATGAATCCGCCTCCCCCTCCTCCGGACCCGAATGCGCCGCCTCCCGGCATGGCGCCGCCTGACATGGGTGCGCCGCCGATGGATCCCAACATGATGCCGCCCCCCGATGCGGGCATGCCGCCCGATATGGGACCGCCCCC